ATTCCATACATCAGAAACTACTGTATCATCTGTATGAACTAATGATTCATATCTATTAGGCATTACTTCGCTAGAAGCTAAAAATGAAAAATTAACATCGTAAGCTAACCTTCCTCCGTATCCTTCTTGGCCAGGATAACCTAAAGTAAATGGCGATTTACTTGTTGCAGTATGCGTTCTTCCGCCATGTCGCATATTACTAAATCGTTTTCCTCCTACAGATTCAAATACATCTACACCATCAAATATTATTTCTCTTTGAACTTGTAAATCTGGAGCATGAGGTGCATCAAAATATTCACCTATTAATATGCAGCCTATAAACAAATCTGTAGAAGTATCCCAAGTTTCATCAACAGCGTTTCCAGAACCGCCATGAGCACCTTCAAATTGTATTCCCCAAAATTGTAATGAAGTTTCATTAAAAGTAAATATTGTGTTGCCATCACTACCAGGCTCTACAACCACATTTTTGTCATTAGCGGCAACTGTAATGGTATCTGCATTTACAACTTCTGTTGTTGCTTGATCACTCCAATCAACATCGGCAGTATCTGCATTTGCAGCATTTACGGCTGTATGATCATCATTTTCGTTTCCAGCAAATATTCTTATTTTGCCTTTAGCTGAAGTTAAATTGTGATTTAATATTGCAACAAAATTCTTTTTGCTAGAAGCACTTTGCGTATCTATCGTAATTAAAACTTGACTATCTGTATCTCCAGAGGTATCAAAATCTACTTTATTTAATGGATTCATATCAAACAACTCTGCTTCTGTGCCTGTTTGTATTCCTCTAGTTGCACTTGTTCCAGAACCGCCAGTTGCTGTTACGTCAAACGCTCCGTTTTGTGCTACACCTCTGCTTAATAAATAATTAATTGTATCTACATAAAATCTTGGTGTCTTTACATTCATATTTGCCATTTATTTATCCTTTTTTATGATACATCGTGTAATTGAAACAAACTTAATTCAACTGAATCTATGTTTCTTTTAACTCCAGTTATTATCCAATATTTATATATTGTTTGACTCATTCTAGTTGCGTTTGAAGTAATAGTTTCGCCAAATACTTTATCAGGATAATCTGTAAATTCAACAATATCACCTAATTCTAAATTAAAATATTTTAAAGGCAATTCTACTTCTGCTAGGTTGTGTGGTTGTTTCCATTGTTTTAATAAATAATCACGATATTTTTCTGCTGTTGTTGTATCTCTTATATATTTTGCTTCTATATCTAAAGTAGAATCAGCTGCTGATAAATTATATTTAGTTTGTGCATTAGTATCCTGAGCGGAAGAAGTAGTTAAAGAATAACTACGATTTCCATAATCATATTTATAATGAACAATAACTTTTGTTTTTATCTGGCTTAGTTTAGTTCTGCTAAAATTTACATTTAATATATCATCATACTTTATAGAAGCGTTAGATGATGTATACGTATCTTTAATGGTTGCACAATTTAATTTATTATCTGTTCTAAAAAAGACAAACGTCTTACTTTCTTTGCCTATTCCTTCAAATAAATCTTTAGAATTAATTTTATCTGTAACCGCAAAAGCGTGTTTCCAACCACTTAAATATCCAGATGCCCTACCAGCAGTAAACGCAGTACCATTTAAAGAACTCAAGCCTAAACCAGCATCAAGAGCAACCGCCCTTAATATATCTGTTGGGATTTCAATTAAATCTCCAGCACTTGCCGTATATAAACCGCCTGTATCTTGTCTGCCTTTTACATTAGCAAACCATTTCCACTTTGCAAAATCTTTTGCTGTAAATATCCAAGTTGCACCTAGTTCATAAACCTTAACATTCCATCCATCGTCAACACCAGTATCGCTTGTAACGTAAAGCTGATAAATATAGTTATTACGTTCATCTACAGTATTTGCACCGCTAATTTCAGATTGTAAATATGTACTTCCGCCATCAATATTATTAAAAGTAATATTTTTTAATGCAAACGTGCTTCCCTCAAATTGAACAGTAACTGTAATATGAGCACCACCAGTTGTAACAACTTTTGCAAATGCGTAAATTGAAGCTGACAAACCATTTAAATCACCACCAAACGCTGGAAAAAGCATATTAAATAATTGTGCTCCACCACTATCAAGAACCCCATTGCCTGATCTTTCTGCATAGGTACTTGTATCGCCATCAATGATATTACCAATATTACTCCAATTAGTATCAACTCCCCCTGAACCTACTGGCCCATCATATCCTATCGCACTCATCGAAGCAGCGATGGTAAATTCGTTGTCTTTTGTTTCGCTTTCTCCTTGATTAAAGTGAATATAACTATCGGCTGTAGACTCTGCATATTCTTTAGCAGTATCAATTCTTATTGGCAAATATTTTTTATTATTTAATATATAAAGTGGGCCTTTTGCTGGATTGCCTTCCGTTACATAACCATCAAAACCAAAATGATAATCTGTATCATCAAATTGAATTTTAGGAACATTCGTTGCATCCGTATATTGCCCTACAACAACAACCCCTGGCGTTCTATCTACCTCACCAAAGCATATTGGGATTCTTTTACCTAAACTATCTTCAGGAGCATAAGGGTGATCGGTAGAATTAACAATAGTTCTTGGTAAGTCTTTATGTATTATTTTAGAGTTATCTTCTATATCAAATGTTATTGTTTTTGAATCGTGGCTAATATTTCTAATAATACCAGTAAAAAAAGCATAAGAATCAGACCAATCGTCTATTGCATTGCTACCTAACTTTATTTCACATTTACGATTATAAAAACCTATATCACTTCCACTACCAAGCGTTTCAATTTGGTCAGAAAAGCGTGTTCCTGGCTTATATTCAGAATTAACTAATTTTAGTGAAATATTAGAAATAGAATATTTATGAGAAAAAGAATCAACCTTTTCTCTTACAGATAAATTGTTTTGTAATAATCCTCTATAAAAAATTGATTCATAAACTATATCTTTGCTGGAAACTGCAATGTAAGCAGATTCATCTCCATAATATAATCTAATTAATGGGTATACTTGCGTTTGTCGGTTTTTGGATAAATTATCCCAAGATGTCGAAGTTGTTATCATCCTATAATTAAATTACTTTGACCTCTACCAACGGCCTTTTCTATTTTTGGAATTAAACTATCGACAACGCTATCGTCAAGTAAAGGACTGCTTATATTAACAGTTAATCCTTGTTGTGGGCCATTCTGATTCATTCCAGGTGTTAAAGGTGTAACTTGTACGGATTCAGGCCCAGCTTCACCAGTTAAAAACATAGTTGGTTTATTTACTATACCATCAAATCCAGTAGCAGCAGCTTTCATTTCGCCTATAGATTTACTAATTTGCATAATATTAGACAGACCAGCAGCAATAACACCAGCAGCAGTTGCAAAGCCTAAAACTCCTCCTTGTGCAAAGGCTTTATTAGCTCCAGCGTACATATCTGCAATAGCAGCAAGTTGCGATAATCTTGCACCAGCAACTGCCCCTCCCTTAAATTCACCTAAAAGTTTTCCAGTAGAACCTATTGCAGAACTAACAGCTTGTTTTCTTACTTCATCTAATTGTTTTTCAACAGTTATTTGTTTAGCTTGGTTTTCTGCATAAGCTATTTGGAAGGGTATGTTTTCCTCCATCATTCTTCCAAAATTGGCTTCAGTAACACCATGTTTTTCTCGTATTTGATTTAATTCTTCAGCTATTACTCTACGTTCCATTTCAAGAGGGTGTTGCTCTCTTAATGTTTCGCCATGTAAAAATTGAGCCATTTGTAATTTTTGTGCTAGTTCAATACCAGTAACGCTTGTTTCTTCATAATTCTTTAAAGTTTTGTCTAAATTTTCTAATTCATCTGATAAATTACCTGTTTCATCTGAAAATATATTAAATTTATCAATCAATGCACCTATTGTAACCATCGCACCAAATATCATAACATTTTTCTTTGATACTTTATTAAGTAAAAGCATTGCTTTTTGTGCCATAATCGCACCTTTAGTAAATGCAATCCAAGCACCACCAACCCCTAGCAAGGCTGATCCATACGCTTTAACTTCTTCAGCATCTATAGAACTAGCAAAAAACTGAACACCTGATGAAGCAACTCTAACTGAAGGTGCTAGTGCAATACCGAAGGCTTCGCTTAAATCACCTACAGAGGTTTTCATTTGATTAATCGAATCTGCTGTAGTTAATTGTTCATCACCTAAATCAGCAACTAATTTATTAGCTTCTTTCATAGCCGCATTAACGAAGGCCTGTTTTCTTTGTTGGTCTGTTAACTGTTCAACAGACACACCAAGTTGATGTGCTAAAATTTTATAAGCATCCTCTGATTGAACCATTATACCCAGATTATCTAGCATTAATTTAGATTGACGGCCCATTCCTGTTACAAGAGATTCAATACCAAAAGCAGCATCTTTTCCAAGTGCTTGAGCAAGACGTTGTGCCGTATCAAACATTTTTGCCATTTGATCTTCTGATTCAAAAATACCAAGCAACATTGCGTTGTTAGCTTGTTGCATCAAGTCCATAGAACTCATAGTGTTGTTTGTTGCTTTTCTTAGTTTTTCAAAAGTCATTGCTGAAAATCCAGCAGATTTAGCTAGATTATCAAATCCTCGCCTCATACCTTCTAATTTTGCAGCAAGATCAATAGATTTTTGTAATCCAGAAATAATTGATTGAGCACCAAAAAAAGCAGCTCCAGCTGCAACTGCTGATTTTCCTAATCCTTTTAATTTGTTATCAACACTACCTAGGTCTTTACTTGCTTTTTTAGCGTTTACAATGCCTAATTTTATAAATAAATTTTTAACGCTCATTTTCTCTCTCGTATTTAGCTATATTATTTAATTCATTTTCTATAATAGTAAAACAATCTAAACGATGTGCAGAAACGTCATCCAAATTTCCTAACGATACATTAAAACGATTTACATAATTATATTCTTGTATCATTTCCCACATCCAATCATTAATAAGATAGTTAACGTCAGCGAATAAAGGAACAAGAAGATACAGATATTGACCAGTAGGGTATTTCTTGTTTTGTTCCTCAAGAAGATCGACCTCATTTAATACATCCTCAACACTTTCATATCTCTTCCTCTTACCATCAACAGGGGATTGAGCAGAATATGGCCTAAATTGGCCGTTTGGGAGGGCTTTATATACATCAGGCGAACTTGGCGATGATTTCGCCCAGCACCAAGTCGCAAGGCTCAATCCCCTATTGCTTTTTTTGATAGACCAAGATAATCTATAAAAATTGCTTGAAGAACAATATCAACATCACTCATTTCCATATCCTTAAAATCATCCTCACCAAGTCCAGCAATTTCACTCACTTTATCCAATAGTTCATAATATGCACTAACATCTTGATCGTCTTTCCACCACACTTTTGCATTTAAAGCGTGAAGTTCTCGCCTTTGTTTATATGTGCAATCATTTACGTTCCATTCTTTGTCTAACGCTTCTACTATCATAAAGCCTCCCTTTATTTATTACCAAGCAGTTACTGCTTCATTTTTAAATGATGTTATTTTAAACGCTTCCGTTGATCCGTTTTGTACGCATTCAAAAGGTAACGTATGAAATATACCATTTTCAGAAATATCTTGACCAGGATCTCCAGTGTATTGTATTTCTGCTGCTATATTACATTCACCTTCAGAACTTACAGTTCCATCACCTATATTAATTGCAAGTGATAATGTATCTCCATCAAGAAAATCTTGGATCACATTATTGGTTGCTATATAATTAAATTGATCGTCATATTTAATCGTCAAATCGCCTGTTACAACATATTCAGGAAACGCATATAGTTCTGCATTTCCATTTGTATCAAATCCAACTCGATTAACACCATTAGAAATATTAAAATTAAATGATTTCATAATAAAAGTAAGATTAGTACGATCATCTGCATCTAAAGTTCTTGCGTCTGCATCAAGTACATTATAATATGTAGTTTCTGCTGCTACCCAAGTTCCATCAAATGTTTGCTCTAATGCACTAGATGTTGAAACTGGATTAGAGAACCCACTAAAATAATTGCCAGATATACTTAAAAGGCCATTATTTGCGGCTATATCGCCAGATATTGTTAAATCTGAACATATAACTCCACATACTTTAATACCTTCACCAGCAAATGGATAATAAGCTAGATTACAACTATGCGGTAAACCGCTTGATATTGTACCACCTATTGATTTATTATTGCTTGAACCATCTATTTCCATTTCATGTAAAATAGAACCAGATTGTCCATTTTCTTGTCCCACTAATAATAAATGTTGTGCTAAAGTTCGAGGTGTTGCTAACATATCAAAAGGCATCGTAACTGTTCCGCCTCTTGCATTTACTATAGTATCAGCAGCATTCTTAA